ATCAACGCGCTGACTGGCACCCGGAGGAGAAAATCACACTGTATAAATTTGTGATGAATTACGACACGCTGAAACTGCAAATGGAGCTAGAGAAAAAGGCCAAAGCTGCTGCTATTAAGGGCGAGACGGCCGTCATGAGCGACCGCGAGCGTGAAATACTAGGCGCACCGTATTCATTCGAGCACCACAACGAGCACGGGCACGCTGAATATTACCATCTTGCCATCAGCGAAGTGAAAATAGCAGGCCAAACACGGCCGGACGAACACCCGAGCGGGATTCTGACAAAACCATGCGAGAAGTGCGGATATAAATACGGCAGTTCGTGGCTATTCGAGGAAGTACCGGCGAGCGTGTTGGCAGAATTGAGGGCGATGTCATGACCAAACCCACCCCACCCGTCCTGCCCCACCTCGTCATATTTGCGATGTCATTTTCGGTCATTGTAGGTATCGGCATCTCACTACTCCTCCACCACCCGCGCCCCACCACACCCCATCAAGAGTACAGCGCGCATGACCTCGTGTACGACGTGTGCCAGCGCACCCGCATGTCGCCAACTGAGAGCGAGGCGCTATGTGCTGAGGTGCAGGACCAATTCCATTACCAGTATCACTGCATGGAACGCAACAACCTTGCCAGTAACCACTGCTGGGTCGACTCGTTCCACTCGGAGGGTGAGACGCGATGATACGATTTGTCATCAGTGTCGCTCTGATTATAATCATTACCGTTATTATGATGATGGTTGTGTTTGGAAGCGATATGATGGCGGCGTATACTAAATCCGTCTGCGACGACGCCCGGCGCACAGGCCACACCTCCCAGCTGCGCGAGTGCGAGGCGATGCTCACCGAGATGCGTAGCTTATATGTATGCAGTGTTAACAGCGACATTTGCTGGCTGGAGGAGAGGTGATGTACGTCGATCAAGTGGACCAATTTGAGCAACAATACCCAGAATTATATATAATTGAACCAAAGGAGACCGCATAATGAACACGTTTATTACTTGGATGAAATTTCTTCTATTCCACCGCCACGACATGTACTGCACGGGCAAACCTTCGATGCACCTCGGCCGAGAGGGACGACACTGGCACATCCACGAGTGCGAGGGGTGTACGAAGCGATCCGATGTGCTGAATCTTGAGTGTTATGAGTATAGGAATAGGTATCGGTAATATCATGGAGAGTATACTTGGTGATTTGATTGGCGCGGTTGTGCAGGAGAATGAAGATGTCTAACCACCCTACATCAGTACCACGGGAAGACAGTCTAAAAGAGAAGCTGGTCGATATATTAGCTTACGATCATGACATTGGTGAAGGTAGTTACCGTGGTCAATACAAGTACGACTATGAATGTGGCTGTCGTACAACATTACATACCGATAATACGGTAGATGGTAGTTTTCTGCTAGTCAGCTCTCGTCATTTAATAGAAAGCCTCATGCCATTCATTACAGAGTACGGCAACTCCCGTGAACTAGAAGGCCGTATAGATGAAATAGACGTACAACTACCCAACTCCATGGGGTACGAAAACATCACTCCTGTTATCGCATCTAATATATCAAAACGTATAGAGTGGTTGGAATCCCAAAAGGAAAAGACAAATGAGTAAGATAAAGATAATCATACTTCTTATTGCAATGTTCTTTAGCGGCATATTGGTTGCACCTACAGTGGTAAACGCAGCCCAAAAGGTGTTTGATAAAACGGCTAATATTGAAACTGAATCGGATCTTCGGTGGTCCGCAGGAACTCTTATAAGGTTTGACGACCCAAAGTTCCGGGTAAAATGCTGGGCTATAGACGGTGATAGGAAAGGTGGCATAAGTTGTCTGCCATGGGATGAGGTAAAAGAGCGATGACCTCACCTACAGGTAGTGTAGAACCGGATAAGACGCGCAAATACACACCCAAGTTTAGATTCATTGTCGGCAAAACAGTTATCAACTACACGCCATCAGGTATGTGGATGCATTACGTCTGGCAAAGTACCGCACCGTTCGTCTGTAGTGGCATCAAGCGCGAGGAAGATGGATCGCAGACATATAGATTTACACAGGTTGGAGACTCATCTATCAAACTACCCGGAAACGGTTACGCCGATATAGAGGTAAAGAGTAAAGAGCTAAATGCTTGCCGTATATCTCAAATTCTCTACTCGAGACCACGTAACGAAATATCCGTAATTGGTGGCTGGGTGGAGTTTAGGGATAACTACAACAAAAGAGTTTTGAAGCAGCGTATCGCGGAACTTAAAGGAGGACAATAGTATGAGCAAGATAGCTATCAACGACTATGTATACAACCACAACCGTCATGAGAACGGTACCATTGTGGGTGACCGGGGTGGTTATGTGGGGCGATGGGACATAAGCAAACTTCCAGCACAGTCCCACCAGGCGCGGGCTAGGGGGGTGATGTGAGAGACATCAAATTTAGAGCATGGGACGACTCGAAGCGGATGATGTGTCGCGTACTTATGGTCTGGCCGGGTGACGGCGATAACTACGGGTTGCAGTTTTACGATGGCTTGGGCGGCATCACGCTCAGTACGACCGCCGCCAAGGAGGGTGTAGCCCTCATGCAGTACACCGGTCTGAAGGACAAGAACGGCCGTGAGATCTACGAGAGCGATATCGTCCGCTTCGTTGAGAATGATGGTGAAGTATCTGTTGGCGAGGTGCGGATGGGGAAGAAGAACGCTGCATGGAGCTTTTACCTGCCACACGTAGCGACTGGAGTCACTATCCCGATGCTTAACTATATTCACGGGATGCTGTCGCTGGTGTCCGAATACGACTTCGAAGTCATCGGCAACATCCATGAAAACCCTGAGCTTTTGAAAGCCGCGTAGAACGCCAAGGGTCGCACAATCTACATTTTGCGACCCAACCTAACAGGGGTAGCACACTAGAACCTTAGCAACACAACACATGAGCCGACCTGTCAATTAGGTCACTTCAGCGACAGGTCGGCGTGAATATGTTATAGCTCGCGGTTACGGCATCAAATGCCGATCGAGTCAAACACGACACGTCCAAGCGAGTTTTCCACAGGCCGTTGTGCTCGTTACATCGCGGGTCATTCCAAGCATCGTCACAATATTAGTCGTCCTGAAGCCGAGCGTCTTGCCAGGACATGACGATGCCTTGAATGGGCTACGACCCATAACAACTAACTCACCTGGAAGGAGGTGGTAGTGAATACATACCTAGAGAGAATGATATTGGCAGGTGTCGTAGAGATACTTTCAATCATCGGCATCATCGTCACGGCAGGCGGCGGAACGATGGGTCAAGCGTTCGTCGTTGTCTTCATAATTGCCGGGATCTACGGCGTGATTAACTTCGACCTGTACATGAAGGACTTGAAGCGATGAGCCATGAGTACACCGATCCACTCGTAAAGGTCATCGGCAGCGCTGTGATAGTTGTGGTCGGCTTGTCCGTCTTCATAGGCGCTGTGTACTGGATCGTCATAGCTCAGATTGATAGCCGGGTGGAGTACTGCCCAGACACTAAGACAAATATCCCTGTGCGGGATTGTAAGGAGGTTAAATGAGTGACCAAAACCCCACAACGGAAGATGAGCTACAAGATTTGAGGAACTACCTTAAGGGAGCCTACCATAGTGCTCTACGTTCTAATGGTGACAATTTTAGCGATGCTCCTGCTACGGCGTTTAGTGACTACGCAATCAATCGGGTGTATAAGCTGCTTCACGACCAAAAGAAGACTCTCACCGCTCACACAGATGCAAAGGTTAAAGAGGCTGAGAAGAATATGCTGCAATGGGTCGAGGATATGGGTAAAGAGGCTACTAAACATGACTCGGTTCATAATATGGATGAATACAACCGCCACTATGGCGAAGCGGTATCTTTCCCCGTACACAACAAACTAGTCGATGAGTACCTCACCCCACCAACCCAATCGGAGGAACAATAGCATGAAAAGAAAAACAACTGCAATTGCATTGGCTTTTGCCTTGGCGCTAGTCGGAACAACGGCCTATGCCTCTTACGATATAGCAAGTAAGTTAAGGTGGAGCAACGACATCGTACGGTTTAAGGGCGGTTGTTCCGACAACGACTTTGATACCAGTGGTGAGCATTGTGGACGTGTCACAACTTTTGAACATGACGGTAACAGGTGTTATGTAGCCTATAACGAGAACAGGCCTGACGCCAACCCTTCTATTAGTTGCTTACGGGAGAACGATAATGGCAAATAAAGACGACTCTTATGTGATGTCGCCTCAGGAGTGGCTGAATAATGTGGAGCAACATAGCTTTGACCTACTCGGTGTAGGTTCGTTTTACGAGCTCATTTTCAACCACGACTTCGCCAAAGCACTGTGGGGCGGTGGCGTTTACGCAAATTTCTACGCTGGGAAGCATGGTGACACGATTGACTTCAAAGGTCTGAATTGGCAGGGGCATCTTATCAACATGGTCATAGCCGATGACCCGATCAAGTACCTCGGAGAGAATATCTAATGTCCCTCCTAGGTAAAGCAATAACAGAAGCACAACAAGAGAGGAGATAGAAATATAAAATGACCAAAGAGACTGTAGCCGGGTGGGTAAAGGCTAACACATCCAACCTCCAACTCCGCGACTACCAGCTCGAAGCATGGCTTAGTTTGTGGCAAGCACGCACCGACGACCACCGCAACCGCGCCCTCGTTCACCTTGCGACAGGACTCGGTAAGACCTCAGTGGCTGCGGTTGACGTGTTGCGCTACCTGAAGGAAGAAAATCAAAGCGGACGTGTATTATTCGTATCACACATGAACGACATATCCCGTCAGGCGAAGCATACATTTGAACGAGTGAACCCAGATTTCACAACGGCATTTTTCAAGAACCACAAACTAAAAGACGTCCAAGTAACGTTTGCCACCTTCCAGAGTCTCTACCAATCGCTCGACGATATCGACCCGCGTCGATTCGACTACATTATCTGGGACGAGGCGCATCATATAGAGGCTGATACGTTCAAAACGGTTCGGTTACATTTCCTACCCAAGTTTCAGCTCGGGCTCACCGCAACGCCGGAGCGTTCAGATGGGCGTGATATCCTTAAATATTTCGGTGAAGCGATTTACCATAAGAGTCTTGCCGAGGGCATATCGGAAGGATGGCTCAGCGCTGTTGATTACCACATCGTCTTTGACCAAGCTATTAAAGAAGCAATGAAGAAGGGGTTCGAGGCTAAATCTATCCGGGAGATTCGTGACCTGTTCGGCATTAAAGCGCGCAACACGGTAATCAGTGAGGAGGTCATGCAACGCCGCCACAACATCGGCCTCGACGAGGCGAAGACCATCGTGTTCTGCCAGAACATACCAGCAGCCGAGGAGATGGCGAAGCTGCTTGGCGGTGAGGTATATCACTCAGAAATTAAATCGGAGGAACGAACTGATATCTTCAGACGATTTAAATCTGGCGAACTACAGGTTATTTGTACGGTCGACATGTTCAACGAAGGTATCGACATTCCTGATGCGCGGCTGATTGTGTTCCTACGTAGTACGTCAAGTCGCACTATTTTCGAGCAGCAGCTCGGTCGTGGACTAAGGCGTCATCCGGGCAAAGATAAAGTGACGGTACTTGATTTTGTAGCTAATGTAGAACGCATCAACTTCGTACGTAACCTAGGGCATACTATTTCTGCTAATCGCGGGCCACGCGGTGAGTATGCCGTTGGAGGGTCTGTTTACATTAATAACAGCGCCGACAACGTACCCGGATATTTCGCCACCAGCAGCTTTGAGTTCGAGTACCAGACTATTGAAATTCTCGACAAGTACAATCAATTGAAGGACAGAGAGACGCTTAATACGGTTGATGTTGTTGAGAAATATAAGGAGTTGGGCAACGCTTCAGCTGTCGGACGCCATTTCGGTGTCAGCGCGAACGCTATCACGAAACACTTAAAACGAGCAGGCGTTGATACATCTGGACATTTCAAAAATGGCGTGAGTGACCTAGAAGTCTTCGAAGCCTACAAGAAATATGGTTCCTCTCTGCGCGCCGGAAAGGTACTCGGCATGTCGGGCGGTACTGTCATCGACCGCCTAAGACGCGGTGGATATGGTGAGTATATTCAGGATCAGCGACGGGTGAAGTTTACTGTTGAGGAGATGATACAGGCTTATAATGAGGAAGGGAGTCTTCGTGCCGCAGCGGAGAAACTGGGAACAACACACTGGACGTTATCTAACTACCTACGTAAAGGTGGATATATAAAGAAGCCAAAATCGTCTCTCCCTTTCACCGAAAAACAACTAGCCTACGCATACGATACGTATAAAGGAGATATCGTAAGTATCGTAGACGAACTTAATGTTGGATGGGCTAAGGTTTATCAAGGACTAGACAGTTACGGGTACATAGAAAACTACGACGGCAAGATGACATCGGCGCGAGCGGCGGCAGCGTGGCATAAATATGGTACGTCCGTGAGAGCTGCTCAAGTTTTGGGTGTCAGTTCAACCTATGTAACTAGATTATCCAAGAATGCATTATACATCCGCAAATATAAGAAAAAGGAGGTGAAAGATGAAGGAACTGTATCCTTATCAAGAAAAATATCTGAAGAATTTGCCTAAAAATATCATCATGTCCGCCGATGTCGGACTCGGTAAAACGATTATGGCACTTGAACACGCAAGACGACATGGCGTTCAAAATAAGATTATCGTAGTCGCCCCGGCCTCTAAAGTGCGGACAGGCGATTGGCAGCGAGAAATTGAAGGCTTCTTCGCACTTGGCGGTCAGTATGATGTCATAAGCTACGAGATGTTCGCTAAGAAATGGGCTACGCTTGTTGACGATAGAACGACGCTCATCATCGACGAAAGCCACTTCGTTTGTAATGCCACCGCCCTCCGCTCCCGCGCCGTGCAAAAGGCTGCGCGTATCGCGCATCAATGGATTATGCTATCGGCCACGCCCCTACCGAACGGCTGGCGATCGGCCGAAACGTACGCCATTATGACAGGACTATCAAGGAATAAGACCGACTTCGTTAACCGATTCGTCATTGTTGACAGGTCAAAAGGTTTCCCGCTTATCCTTGGCTATAGAGAAAAGGAAGTACTCGACAGGTGGTGGGCGCAGGTAGCCAAACCGCTTAAACGTACAGGCGAGCTGATGCTACCGAGCCATATGATACCAGTCGAGGAAAAGATGCCTACTAAACTGGAAAAGGTGTACACTTACGCGATTAAGGAACGTATGTACGGCGACGAGATGTTGGATAGTCCAAGCAAACTCTTCGCTACACTACGCCAAATCCCGACACCAGTGCGCGTCGATGCTTTACAAAGTATAGTTGAGTCAACCGATGAGCATATCGTAGTGTTCTACAACTTTAATACTGAGCGCGACGCCGTGCTAGAGATGCTAAATAAATCATTCAAGGGAAGGAAAATTTATGAGCAATCAGGACATCAGTCAAAGTTACCTCCGCGTAACAAGTGGGGCAATCTATCAAGTTCGGTTACATTGGTACAATACCAATCAGGAAGCCAAGCCATTGAACTTACGTACGCGAGTATTACTGTCTATCTTAGCCCGTGTACTAGCTACGCAAACTACGAGCAGTCTAAAGGTAGAACTCGGCGTAATGGCCAGACCAAAACGACACTTTTTTACCATATCGCTGCGGAAGGGTCGCTAGACCGACACATATGGAAGATATTGTCTGGGAAAAGAGACTTCTCAATGGAAATATTCAAAAAGGGGCTTGACATATGATATATAGATACTATATACTAATAGGTGAGGACAATATATAATGAAGAAGATAGAAGTGGCGGGTAGCTCGGAATCTGGACAAGTACCAGTTCGCCGCCGAAACACCCAGGGAGTCAATACTGAGCCAGTCTCAATCACACTCCCGAAAGAGCTAAACAAAACCATTAGCAAAATTGTTGTAACGACAAATAAATCGCGATCACTAGTAATCACTGAGTTGATCGAGAAAGGACTAAAACGATGAGTAGACTAGTACTTATTCTAGGACGCTCGGGAACAGGTAAATCAACCAGTGCTCGTAACTTTAAGAAAGGTGAAGCACAGGCAATCCTATGTTCAGGTAAGGAACTCCCATTCAAAACGGATATCTCCACCTACGCGCCAAAAGGGTATACCCAGGTATATCAAGCTATCGAGAAGGCCAGCGCACCAGTCGTTGTACTCGATGACGTCAACTATCTGATGTCTATGGAAGAGATGGCGTTGTCGCAGGTGAAGGGCTATGAGAAGTTCAACATCATGGCAAATAACCTCTATAATGTGTTTAAGACGATTATGGACAAGGAATCTGACCAGACATTTTACCTTCTCGCTCATTCTGCTGAGACGACTGACGGTGATACGCAGCTCCGCTTCAAGACAACAGGTAAGATGCTCAGCGAAAAGATCGTACTCGAGGGACTGACGAACATCGTCATGGGTGCAGGTATGGTCGAAGACGAGTTCGTTTTCAAAGTGAAAAGTGACGGTAGTGGTATTAAGACACCAATGGGTATGTTCGATACCGCAACCATTCCAAACGACCTCAAAGAGGTAGATAAGATAATCCGCGAGTACTACGGGGAAGGAGAAAAGAAGTAATGAAAGTCATATTAAGTGAACAAGATGTAAAACAAGCAGTAATTCTATATCTAAAGAGCCAGGGTTTAATCAGCCCCAAGTTTGAATATGTGGCGGACATCCAGTCATATAGTTCTGACTTCATGATCATAAAAGAATTTAAGCCAGAAGTACAAGAAGAGGAGAAAAAATAATGGTTAAAGTATCAATCACAGACGAAGACATGGCACCACGAAACAGCAACTACTTCGACGAAGGCGTCCACGAGGTGATGATCGTCAAAGCTGAGCGCGGTAGGACCGACTCAGGCAAGGACTACGTAGAGTTCACAGTTGAGGGTCAGGGCGGAGAGTCCGGCACGGCCCGGTTGTGGTTCACCACTGAGGCAGCGTCGAACTACGCGCTCAGTATCCTCGCTGGCATTGCTGTTCACAATAAGAAGACTGAAGAGGACAAAAACAAGGTCCGTACCGCGTTCAAGGATATCAAAGATACCGACGTTATCGACGATAAGTTCCTTAAGAAGTTCGAACAAATGGATGCATGGTATACTGTCCAACAATCTGACCGCCAGTACATCAACAACAAAGGCGAGACGAAATATAGCTACGACAAAAACATCTATGGTTACGAGCCAAAGCTGAAAAGTCGTCCTGTTACTGCCGATCAACTAAAGAGTGTCAGCGAACCAGTTGATAACGATGACATTCCATTCTAGTCATGGCCGCCAATAATCTTACCGCCACCATTCAAGATGCCCTTGAGAAATACATCAAGGAGGAACTTGATAGGGCGTTTGATGAAGAGTTCGAGAAAGCTGCTAATCGTGTCAAGGAGCGACGCGCCGAGATACTAGCTAAGGCGTCGTTGATGATCCTACGTGGGTATGAGATGACTGCTATGCGCGATAGTATCGTTATAACTGTAAAGGACGAAACAAAATGATAGTAGAAGAGATCAAAGGGGCTGAGGGGTTTAACTACTCCGACGCCCCCCAACGCAGTCCCGAATGGGTAGACATCCGCGCGCCGCGCATTGGCGCAAGCGAGATCGGTGCGTACATGGCGAAAGGCGTTAAAGGACAATACCTTGCCGGACGTAAGACTATTGAAAAGAAAATCGCCTTTAGCAAAGCATTCAAAGTACCATTCACCAACTTCGTTACAAGCGCTATGCAGGCCGGAATCGATAATGAGGATTTCGTAGCTGACCAGTATAGCTCGCAAATGGGCGTTGAACTGCGAAAGGTAGGTTGCTTTTATAACGCCTGGTTCGTAGCAAGTCCTGACCGTGATGTCGTAGGCACTGACGGCCTTGTGGAGATCAAGTGGCTGTTCGATACGGAGTGGTCTGAAGTTGTGCTCACACGGGCTCCTAAACAGGAACACTACGACCAGATGCAAGGTCAAATGTGGGCGACAGGTAAGAAGTGGGTTGATTACGTTGCTGGTAACGGCAACACAGGCCGATTCATTGTCATCCGCGTCATGCGCGACGACGAACGCATCGCCGAGATCGAGGCAGAGGGCGAGTCAGTCCTCGCAATCGAACCAATGGATACTGAAAATGTCTTCGAGTTCACCAACGGCGTACCAGAATCAATAAAAGATACTAAAGAAAACCCATGGGAGTAAAATAACTATGATTGATTATATTGCAAACGAAATCATCTTGGCAAGCCAGGAACTGCACACCAATAACCTCAGCACGATCGCCTCAGAACTTGGCTACCAGCCTATTCTGATCATGAACGCTGTATTCGCTGCTGAGAAGTCAGGCAAGTTCGTCTACGTCAAGAAGAAGGACATCATAAAAATTAGCGAGGACGTTGATCTTGACAGTCTCGTCGTTACAGAAGGCCTCATCGAGAGCCGCGATCAGATCGAAATGTTTATAGCGAACCAGAATGTGCTTGAAGTTGACCTATCAACTGACGAGTTGCGTGGCTTCATCCCAATGTTACCTGAAGTGCAGATGAAGGTCGCCATTCGTAGCAGCAAGAGGCTCGCTACCTACGACATCACCGACCCCAAAGACAGAGACAGCACGTACACTTTCGTCACTCTAAAAGAGAACCTCGATAGGCGATTCGGTGAGAAACAGTTTGACGAGAGTAAGCCATCTAAGTTCTCGCGTGCCGGAAAATCCAAGAAGTAAACGATGAAGCTGTCGTCGAAGAATCTCAAAGCCATTAATTGGTACTCGGAGAACTACCATTTGAAACCTCAGCTATCCACTCCACCGATCATGTATTTCATGGATTCATCCGGCGAATATGTTGACCACCATCTTGATAAAATCATGCTCGAGTACGCCGCCTGGAACAAAGAAGATCAGAGACGGCGTGCTTACGAGAAGAAGACTGCTGACGCTAGAAGCATAAGCAGAAGGTGATAAAATAGAGAGTGGACCTATCAAGGAGGTAAGCGCATATGGTTATACCAGTTATAAAGGCACAGACCCGTTCCAAGATAATACCAATTAACACCGACCCCCCATGGGGGAAATATATCGACTACTGACATCAAAAAAGACCTCCCGATGCCCAAGGAGGTCTTTTATAGTATATACTAATTTACTTTACGCCGATATATCTAGCGGTGTTAGTAGAAAACACTGCAACTGCCGCGATAACGGCTATCAAGAATGATAGAATCCCAGGGAAGTCTGGCAAATAGCCAAATAACCACTGAATGATGATATATGTAACAACCGCTAAGAAAATGTTTACTACTACTTGTAATCCAGACATGATAGTCCTCCTAATCTACTTTTTTCACATTCAGCCCGGCGAGTACGAAGGCAGCGGTTATTTCTGCCGCCCAGAGTCCAGCTAAGTCAGCACCGATAATCTTTGATGCGACTAAGTAACCGACTATTGGCGATAACAGAGCATTGGCGATATAGATACTTGCACGAACTTTATACGGTAGATTAATATTCATATGCCTCCTTATCGGACGATATACGTCCCTGGCTTAAGTTCTGTTGCTTTGGGATCAACTGGCGGTGTCTGAAGTTGTTTCTGTAGATCGGCTATCTTCGCATTCGCAGCGACCAACGCCTTCTTATAGCTGTCTCGCTCCTTATAGATAGCAGGCAATGTCACTTCACGCCACTTCTTCCCCTCAGCTGAATTGTACCACACCCATATTTCGGCGTTAGTTTCCTTCCCCTCGTGGTTCTTCTTGAGCTCGGCGTCATCCTTGCCGCCTAGCGCGTTTGAGCGTCCATCAAAGCCATTTCTTCCTCCGATCGCGTATGCGAGTATGCGATCAATGTCGCGTGTCGTTTTTGACATATCGTCTTCTCCTTCCTGGCTGGTTATATAGCTAGCCGGATTAACCCTTCCTGCAAACCCGTTCTGGAAATTTGGTCGTAGTGGCAAAAATTCAAAATGTAGGTGTGGCTGGGGAGTTGACCCCATAGTAAGACCTGTAGCGCCGCTGTAACCGATAAGTTGTCCCTGCTTAACGACCTGGCCTGTGTTAACAACAGTGCGCGATAGGTGAGCGTATCCCGTAAACATATTGGAATGCTTGATAAGTACGCATATGCCAGCATAATCTCCCATCCACCCAGGATAATTAGCAGCTCCATTTTTACCATTTCCTTCAAAAACGATAGTCCCATCTGCTGCGGCGTGAACGGGTGTGCCTGGTGGAACGGCTATATCATCACCATTATGGCCTTGTTGACCAACATGCGCGACATACCAGCTTCGGTTATCTCCAAAGTGTTGAGAGAATATCGGATTTTTTACCGGCCATTTATACATAGTTTCATTATACTCCTCTTTTAGAAGCTCTCCTCACTAGATAGTAAAATATAATGATCGGAGACCCAAGTAAAAGGATGGACAAATTTCCCGATAGGCTTGCGATGTTCAACAGGTTAAACTCACTCGGACTGTCCAGGCGTATCAATTGGTAGTTGACGGGTAGAACACTAAAAATAAGGAAGCCAACCGACGAAAACAATAAAAGCCAGCGATATACCTTGTCCGCATCAGATTTCCTTATTGCTCGTATCTGTTGGGGCAGGACGATAGATAAAAATCCTATTATCAATATAAGACGTGACAAGATGCCGAAAAATACATACCAGTTAAACATCCTTTTTGCCTCCTCCTGCGGTTATTAGCATTACCATTGTGACATCTCCACGACGAATAGCCACTGAGAAACTATCAGCGCGACGTGTCGTCTTATTGAGGTCCTTCTTGGCCTGCTTCCTAATAACCTCCACCTTACGAGTGGCATAATCTGGATCAAATAGCTTGCGTAGCATTGTCTTAAAGCCTGTCACGATTATTTATCCTCATCTGATTAGCCATGTCTTCCATGGCAGTACCGACCTTCCTAACTGGCTCAGCTAAGTCATCTCGATATTTACTCGCGTCCTCGGTACGCTTGTCCTTCTCATCTAACAACATATTGACGGTTTTTACCAGTAGCGCGCCGAGTGTACCGTTTGCGAGGATAGAAATAGCAAGCAGCGTCCCCAGAAGGCCGCCTTGAGCAGATAGTGATCGGAGTAACTCTTCCATCTATAACCCCGCCGGACAGGAAACCGTTAATGCTTGACACAATACAGGTACAAGACGCCAATCGTCGTCTCCCTCATAACGCATAAGCAGCTTACGACTATTACCATCAATAGCGAACTCAGGAGTTCTGCCGTTAACGCCGTTCAGTGGTTGGACTGGATCAGCTGGAATGACTCTTTGGACAACCGTTTGTGTCTCGTGGCTCTCAATCTTAGTTACGCCATCCTTGCCATTAACACCATCAGCGCCATCTTTACCGTCGCGACCATCTTTGGCCCCCTTAACACTTGTAACAGCTTCTTTCAGGATATCTATCTGTTTCTGTTGCAGCTCTAGCTGTTTTTTCTGTAAGTCGAAGTTTTTATCAATCTGCTGGAATTTTATGCTGCTTCTTTTTTCATTCTTGTCTACAGTCTGCCCTAAGGTGTACCCTACGTAAGCAAGAATAATAGACCCAATAATGAGAAATGCGATAAGTAACCGTATAAGGATACGATCGCGGCGGTCCATGTTAGACCCTGGCTCGGATGTTTACTTGATAAGCGGTAGACGATTTCTCGAGCATGAAAACAAGCTCTTGGGTAACTGCATCGTAATGGTCGAACCACCCACGAATCACCTCTGTCGGTGTGTAACTTGGAGAAGCGCCGCGCTCATAATGGGAGAAGATACGGTCAGCAACAAGCTCGCTGCGCCCTTTGCCTCGAAGTGGGTCTGCATACTGGGAGAAACAACTCTGCCGTGTCCCATCCCATGAGCCATTCGATGAGTGCATATAGTCGTCTACTGTACCATTTTTAGCACCAATAATCACCTCTATACCATCCGGCACGAAGTACGGATAATAAACGCGCCATTCTCCAGGGGATGCCGGGAATGGCGCAGGAGGGATGATCGGCGTTGATCGGCTAGTGCGATACGTCATATCAACCTTTAAACCTAAGATTACTCTTCGTTATCTTCTTTATCTTCACGAACAGGAGTTTCGCCAGCAACTCGTGCTGCTACTTCTTCTTCAGTTGCTTCGGTCTTAGAAGCCTTGCGTGGTGCACGCTTAGCCTTCTCTTCAGCCTGAGGCTCGTCTACCTTGCCTGTTGAACGGTTCGTTTCGTCAACTTCGGCATTACGAGCTGCCTCTTCGCGGACATCTTTAAATGGATCAGCTGGTTGATCTTGGGTTTTGTTAGGTGTAGCCATAGTAAGTTCTCCTTATGCTAATACCTAGTATTATACAGTATTGCTAGAAAAAGAACAGGTTTGTTGGCGTGCCGCCGCCGCTAGGGGTGTAAGTAATCCACAAGTCGAGTTTTCCGTTAGATGACCCATCGGATGCAAACGGGCTAGGCATCGTCGGATAGGTAATAGCTTTAAATCGTGTGAGGTTAGTGCTGTTGGCTCGAGATATAGTGAAGTTAGGCGTTCCAGGATCATCAAAGGCAACACCAATCCAGTATGGAGTACCTGCAACAACGGATACTTGGTTAACTCCTGAAAAGGGAAAATTCATCACTTGTTCTGTCGTGTTGTTGACGATTGTTTCATCAGAAGTAGCTAGCAGTGTATTTGGTTCACCAGCGCTATCAGAATAAAGCACAATACGAGCTCCCGGTGACGAAGCACCAGACACCCACACTCGCCCCGAACCCTGGGTGATTGTACCGCTTGAAGCAGGAGTCCCTTGGGATGCGTACATACGATCGCCCGAGAATGTCTGCACGTTTGTGTTATCGGCGTTCTGACCAAATTCAGCCATACTAGTACCCCGTCGCGTCTACCGCCATACAAACCCACTTCGCAGCATCAGCATCGTACATCACCTTGATCCAGTGTGTCTTACTTGCGGCTGTTGTTGCGAGAAGGGTGGCTACTCCTGAGCTGACGAAATTCGCACCCCATGTAATTGTTCGGGGGGTTGCATCGCTCTTAATGCGAATCCACAATTCATCGCCATCATTCGGTGTTCCGCTCATGTTTGTCGTCATCGAAGTGATGTTTGTAGCAAGAGCAGTAATAGTGAGGAGGTCGATATTGTCCGTGTTAAACGTTGGGGTTGCGTTGCTTGTCAAAGTCGTTTCACGCTTGATGTTGCGCTTGTTAGACGTCGTTTGAGTGTCGGTAGTTCCAAGAACAGTGCCGCTTGGCGCTGTCTTCGTGGCCCAGGTGTCGAGATCGGCGTCCCATGCTTGAACGTTCGTTCCAATAACCAAGCCCAACGTCGTACGCACCTGCGCGGGTGTGCGGCTCGCCCATGCGCTTGATACGGCAACTAGGAAGTTGTCAGTCGTAGGGGTGAGGCCCGCAATAGTGGTCAGGTCGGCGTCAAGCGGTTGCAACTGTTCTATTTTGTCTCTCAGTGCATTCTTCGTTGGAGCCTCAAGAGATCCATCCCAAGTAGTTGCGTTGTAGGCTTCGTCTGGGACCGTTATATCTGAACTAAATGTCTTCGCCCCGGCAATAGTCTCCGCACCAGTGTTCTTCACATACGCGCTGCCCTTTTCCTGATGCTGATGGATCGATGTCAGGTCATCACCTCCGTATTGGTTGTCGCCTATGTGCCACAATGCGTATTTGAATATGCCTACTGCCTCAGCCTGAGCAACCTTCAATTGGACCGCCGTGTCGTCAATTGCCGCGTATGACGTGCCCGCGTTAGCCCATATGAGCTCACCGGAACCAGCGTCACGAGATGCGCCGCCGAAGCCAGTCTGTGCGGCGAGATAATCATAGGTTCGGCCAGTTATAGAATAACCACCCGTAGCCCCCGAATACCCAGCTGCGGGGATACCAGCAACGATTTCGGTGCGAGACTCATCAATGTTCTGGCGCGCGAAGCGTAGGATCTCCTCGAGCCATTTCAGTGGTTGGTTTGGCTCACCTGCAGAATAGTCGTATTGATAGTCGTAGGCCATAACAACAACCATGTCGACGGGCAGAGTGTTAAAATCAGAGTAAACAAGACGATAGTAACCTTGCGAGTTCGCAGAGTCCCAAGCGTCACCGCTTCCAGACTCGGTGTTTGCAGCGGTGTTCCAGATTGGAGGCACTTCAATCGAAAGAAGTAAGCCCTTCGCGTGTAATGCATCGCCAAGCTCGCGAACGAAGGTCTTAAAGTCAGTGTATTGTCCAGCCGACATTGAGGCAACTTGGAAAGTCTCGAGATCGAGGTCGACGCCATCGAAGTTATTATTATCACAAAATGCTGTCAGTGACGTAATCGCGTTAGACCGCTTTGTGCTGTTATTCGTGAGTGCGTTCACTCCAGTAGCGTTACCGCTCGACACATTAATAAGCGCCACCGTCGCATTCTCACGGACTAACAATGCGTTAGCTGCGGTGTAATAGAAATTCGACCCATAACTCGATGAGTTTCTAAAGACAAGATCTCCACTAGAGTTAAGCTCGTACCACATAGCCGACACGGTATGCCACTTCTCAGCTGCGAGATCAGTTGCAGCATTGATTGTATTGTCGGGAAACGCCCACCCCATTCGTGCGGACCGCGATAGAGTATCACCGCTCGAAGACCCGTTTGTAGCCGCAGTGACGCGGCCTTTCGCATCAACTGTAAGATTCGTGTTCGTGTAACTTCCAGCAGTGACGCCGCTATCTGCAAGACTAAGCGTTCTGTCCGCAGCGAGCGTGCCACCTCCTGAAAGTCCTGTACCAGCGGTAATAGAGGTAGTTGTATTAGCTTTAGCGTCTAAGGCTGTCTGCTGCGCCGTCGAAACAGGTTTATTCGCATCACTGGTATTATCAACATTCGCCAACCCTACCGCAGTTTTGTTCAATGTCTGCCAAGTCTTATCACCTCGATAGTATTGACCCGATGTCCCATCTGTAACGGTAGGCTCTTTTCCGCTCAACGCCGTCTGCGTTGCGGTTGAGATAGGCTTGTTGGCGTCACTCGTATTATCGACATTACCGAGGCCAACATCCGCCTTCGTCAACGAGTCCCAAACTGTATCCTGGTCAGCATTACTAGCCTTCCTGAGAACTTGGTCTGTTGTACCACCGTCGGGTACACCCTCACCAGCTGGACCTTGAGGTCCAGTAGGCCCAGCAGGACCCTCAGGTCCTTCAGCGCCGTCTGCGCCAGGGACACCTTGCGGTCCGGGCGCACCGTCCGCCCCTTGGGCACCTGTCAAAATGACGGTGCTAATAATTGAGGTATTCGTTGACGATACCCCTGTAATTCCAACCGAGCTGTTAACAATAGTAAGATCGACCTGGATCTCATATGTTGGACTCATATAACGTAATCCTGCAACACCTTCACTTTTACTGTAACAGGAGTAGCGACCGTCGTACCTCCCTGCTTCAACTGAGCTTCAATCTTATAGTCGCCGACAATAAGCGCTTTGGACTCTACGATTGTCGGTGTAAAGTCGTAGTGAGCGCCCTGAGAATCTGTCGTTAGAGACGCATTAAGTCTGAGCACCGCAGCTCCCAAGTTATTTTCTGGTGCCTCTATATTGGTCATTGCCGCATCTAGAGTAACACCGCTCCAGTCGAAACCGGCGTAGGGATTGCTAAATGAAAATCTGAATGTTGGTGTGTCGCCGCGTTTGAATGAATCGACTGACACTGTAGTATTAGTAGCCATCTAATTATCTCTCCGTTATTGAAATTTCTATAGAGCCACTGAACGCCCGTGAAACAGCGGCATTATTACGAATTGACCAAGAAAATGACGATGACGACCCCGTATTAAGATTTTCAATTGCAATCTCACAATCGGCACCAAATCCAACAGATAAATGCTTCTGATATAGTACTTCTTTGGTACCAATAGTAGACACACCAACAGGAAAATTGTTAGTCGTCGGTGACAATACGGCGATACTTGATGCAGTCACCGTTTGACTAAATGCCATTCGTTTAGAATAACGCTTCCATGTACCGAAGTCATATACTGTCCAACCATTCGCGTCAGTCGTCTTGCTGGGGGCAAGTTTGTCTGATGTAACGGCGTCGTCGGCAATAACGTCTGTTGTCACCGCGTCATCTTTAAGAGAGCCGTCATCGTTCATAATTACGCCCATAAGACCGGCAATTTCATCAGCCCATTTAGTAGTCGGTTTAATGATGACGACATCGCCGACCGAGCTTCCAGGATCGGTATATCCTGGCGCTAGGGCATCAATAATAACAGTCGATCCAGATAGATGTCCGTCAAAAACGATCACTGTCGCGGGATCGAGAGTCCCATCAGACAATTCCTTGCCCGCCGTGGCTATGAAGCTAGCAGGCCAGTTAGTAACGGCATCGACAGAGATAGTAGTTGAACCGCCAGATCGAAGAACGGTAACAGTGGCTCGAACAGCTTCACCACTCCCGTTACTTGCGTTTATAAGACTCAGATTCATTAACTATTAACTCCTTTGTCCGTAGTATACTACAGTGCTTGAGCTTTTTCTATTGTTGTAAATATTACAACATTACTTTACTTTTTAGGGCAGCAAAATAGCGACCGAAGTCGCTACTAAGCTGTGTGAGGCTACGATTAACTAATCGTACCTGATTCACGAACAACGGCGATTGCAGTTGTCTTTTTCGTAAGGACAAAGGTGTCCGAACGGTCGCGAATCTGAATTTCAACACCACTGAATCCTGACATCTCGGTAAGAACTTTGTAGTCCGTAGGAGACATCTTAGGAGTGACGTTGACGATGGCTCGCTTGTCAGCCATCAGGACGTAGATGTGCAGCTGTGAGGTCGCACCGAGGAGGGTGAAGTAGCTATCAGGAGTAGCAATACATGCGACACCCTTATATTTACCGAGGAAAGCGCTGTTCTTAGCATCGTTGTAACCAGCGTCAGAACCCGTAAAGGTAATCTGGTCAGCGAGTGCGTTGGCGAAGCTGTCTGCAACCCAGGCAACTGTCTGGCTAACGTCAGCACCCTTAGCGTGGATGTTGATGAACGCCTGGCCGAACTTAGCGCTAAGACCAGTTGATGGAAGCGCACCGCTCGAAAGCGTGACTGTCACATCGTTAGCCGTTGAGCGACCAAGAGCAACCTTGTTGAGCGAGTAAACGTCGTGAGCAGGGACGAATACGTCGTTGATTTGCTGTTTTGCCCACTGAGCAGCGAAGTTCGCGACAGGAGTGTCCTGAATGAGCGTTTGCTGGATACGCTGGAACATAGCCTTGTTGTACGCCAAGGTGAGCGTTTGGAGCGTGTTGCCGACGAGGCCAACTGTTACAGGCGTAACACTGGTTTCGTCGTAGTCGCTTAGGGTTCCATCAGGGGTGCTGATTACTTGGATCGTTCCTGCACTAGTAAACTTATAGCCGTTGTCGCCTACATATGGAGCGAAAACAGATTTAAGAGCTAGTGGGATATCCATCAGGTTTGAGGTAGTTGTACCATAGTTCTGAGCCATAATGAGTTATCTTTCTTTCTAAAATCTATATCAAGACAAGTATTGTCTATGTCAATATTATATAGCTTACGTTGTCGAAAGCACAAGAGTTTTTTACCTGTTATATATCCCAGTTTACTTGATCGTCTGGAAGATATGCTGGAACTGTGTTTACTGGCTGGGTGTTAATAAGAAAACGCCCTGTTTTTTCATCGAAAAACTGCTTAATCGCATCGGACATGTAGCGAATCGCATCAGCGTAGTGGGAGGCAGTGGTGTGATCGGGACCCTCATAATCTCCTGTATAGTGATTCCATTTACGTTTATAAAGACGCAGTTTATCCAAAAGCCCGTTATCTATGTTAGTCCTAGGCGCATATAACGATACCGTGCTCTTATTCATAAGCTGAATAGCATCAACAAGCGCGGGCTCCTTACGCCGTTTTGTAAGCAGGCTAGCGTTGGGAAGACCCAACTTATTGATTTTCACTATACGTTGTATACCGTCAGAATCACGTTTACTACCGTCATGCGGGAAGAAATGCCATCCATAATTGCCCGCGTAAGGTAGGCTATTACAGTAGTTGACGAGAATTTTATCATCAACGATATGTGTCTCATGGGCGTCAATAATACGTAGTCTCTTACCATAATACTGCCAAAATACACCCGCCGTCGAATCGCCGCCACCACCTAGGTCCCACGACGTATAAACAGGGTAGTCGGGGTTATAAACCCACTTGTCGCTAATAAGCCCGCTCTGCTCTTTGGCGGTGATAATGTTACCATAATAACTCGTCTCGAGCGCCTGCCCCTCGTCAAGAAGATACTCCTGACGATACATAAAATCATTTCCCCACTTATTAATACAGGACTGACGTGCTCGGTCTAACTGCTCCTCTGTCATATATTCAGTGGCAGGGACCCGACTAGCAAGCATTTTCGGATCTTTCATCGCAGCCTTAAGCAACTTAATGAACGTCATACCAGAGATACCATCCTGTTTAGGGGTACTCTCGATAATAATTTGACCACCGTTAGCAATAACGATAGGCTCGATAATGTCGAGAACGCCCGAGTCAATGTCTACGAACTCAGATAGAATATAGAGTTTGATGTTGTTACCACGTAGCTTCTCAGGATCAGCGTTCGCCCCCACGAGGTCAAGCGTCGAGCCGTTTTTAAGCACAATCGACATCGAATCCTTAGTGCTTGTCTTACTCAGAACAAGACTACTCGGGATATGTTCAATCGTACGAAATCCATCATTTTCGATGTTATTCCAAAAAGACCGATACCCCTGTTCAGCAGTCGGATAAACGATCACCACACCCATCGGCTCTTCCACCATACGTTGGATGGCATAAACGAACGTGGTGAGTCCCTTCCCACCACGTCGCGCCCATTCCATAACTACGAACCAGTAATTACGGACAACAGACAGCCATTCCGCCTGATAATCCCGAGGACTATAGTGTGCCGGGACTTCCATCGTCTACCTACTTATCAGCAGGTTTTACAGGCTCATCAGCAGAAGCATCTGAAAGGTCATCTTCAACCTTATCGCCACTTGCATCCCCAGTAAGTTCGCCGCTCATGAAGTCATCTAACGTCTCTTTGCCACGTTTCTTATTTCCACGCTTTGCAACACCTTTCTTTACTTCAGCGACATCGAGCTTTGGCGCAACTTCTGGACGGCTAGCAGCCTTAAGCGCCTCAACGCGTGCTTCGTAATCGAGTTGGTTCTGGTGACGAGATGCCTGCTGTGATGCCTCGGGTGAACGACCTAACTCCTGCTGCCTTAAAAGATATGTTAAGAAGTCGGCGTGTGTGAGACTGTCCTCTGGAACACGTGTAACCCGCGCCACCTGGTCGATCATCTCAGGGTCTTGCTCCCACATCTCGATCAATGCCTGCTGCTCAGGCTGCAGACGCCATCCAAAATCTTGTCCCCGGTCGGCGTTAGGACTCATGTTGCTACTGTTCATAACAGCAGATAATTTAGCTTTGTAGTGTTCGCCCTCGGTTTTGCGGTCGATTGCGACGCTTTCACCTGTATCGATATTCTCAAAAATAATAGCCATAACTGTTCTCCTTATTTCTTATTAAGTTCATCAACAAGCGCATCCAACATCGGATCACCTGTGTTAGCTTTAACGCTACTGGTTCCACGTTGAGGAGGGATACCATTGCGCTCTTGCTGCTCAGCAGCTTGCTCCTGTTGCTGAGTAGCTTCTTCAAGCTGTGCCTTAGCAGCAAGTGCTGCGTTTAACTCGCTGTATGGGGCCATAACCGTGTCGTAGAAGTCCTCAGGGCTCATAGCAACATCAGTGACATAACTGCCGGTGTCGTCAAACCTGACCTGTTTAGTGATATATGTCTCAGCCAACTTTTCTACCGTCTCTTTAGGCAGCTTGCTGAGCGTCTCACCCCATTTCGCCATTACGCGGGCATTGCTCTCCATAAGGTTGATATTCTTCTCAGCAATACCTTCGGCCCATGTCTCAAGTTCCTTGATATTCTCAGCAGTTTTCTGCTGAGCCTGGAGCATAAATGATGCAGCTTCCTCGTAAGTGAATGGCTCGTGGGTAGCTTCGTTAATGAGTCCGCGGTCTACAATATCCTGAGCCGTCTTAATGACATTGCCGTTACTGTCGTAAATCTTCTGGTCAATCCCTTCAGGATGAACCTTGCTAATAATACCTTGTTTTGCCTCGTTTACCCGGCTAATACGCTCAGAGGTTTCTTTCTGATATTCATGTAGCGCATCTCGTACATCGTCCTTAGTGGCGAATTTTGGCTCTTCAGCAGCAGATTTTTCAGCAGCTTCCTGAGCGTGGCGAGCAGCAGTTTCTTCAGTCGTCTCATTTTTTACCTTTTCTGCTTCAGCCTCAGCGGCCTTTTCCTCATCAGTCTTCTCAGTTTTCTTATCGTCTTCGCCGTCCTGAGGGCTAGCAGGCTCACCTTTTCCAGGTTGTTCGCCTTCTGCTGGAGTTACCTGCTGTTCGCCCTCAGTTACTGCCTTTGACGGCTGCTCAGCCTGTACACCATCCGAATTACCGTCTGTCGAAGTGGAAGTCGACTGATTGGTCGCTCCGTCAGCTGGTGGTTGGCCGAGCTCAGCGGCTAGTACTGCAGCGAAATCTGGTGTTTGATTAGAATCTTGATTCATTTTCTTGCTCCTTTACACGGTTAATAGCTGAGGTAATTAACGATTCAAGCTCATCAATATGGAACCCCATTTGGGTATTAATTATCAATTGATTTTCAACAGTAATATCAAACCCATATTTCAAAGAGGAAGTGGAGTTATAGTAGGCCTTCCTATCTCTAAGCAACTTCATAACTTTTTCCAACGACGCCATGTCAGCCTGGTCTTGATGGTTGACTTCTTGCTTCTGTGCCAAATCTAAATCAGGCGCAGAAGATACGTATGAGGGTAGACCGTTTGGGTCAGTAACTTGTTGTTTCATCTTAGTGACATTTAATCACTCGTGGATTCTTCTGTCAACATCTCGTTTATGGCTTTCACCAATTGCATCAATAATGGCCCTGTTAATGGCTGACCATTCTCGAAGAACTCGATATTAGCTATCCGAGCTACCTCGTTCCAAAGGGCGTCTGATGCGGCCATATTACTGACCTGTTGGAGCTGGCTGACCGCCAACTGCTGGGATAGACTGCGGCTGGAATGATGGAGCATTATCGGCGGCTTTAGCAGCCTCAGGAGCCATATCCTTTATAAGCTCGTCCTCAACAGCGTTCTTACGAGCCATCGCGACAGGATCATTCGGGTTGGTAGTCTGAGCCATAACAGTCGCAGTATCCTGAAGATCTTTGCGTTTCTCGTCTTTAAGCTGGTCGCGTCGGATAGAGAGTTCAACCGTAACTGTCCATGTTTGAATACGCTTGTAGTACTCCTTCCAGTCAATATCAATGGTGTTATCATCACCAACAAACTGTTTCTCTACCATCTGACCAGTCACGGGATCGAGTTCTTGTGTAGGAGGCATAATTCGGTTAATCGCCTCTTTCGCCTCGTCGTCGATAATAAGAGGTGTTTTACCAACCTGCTCAGAGATATAGAGATCAAGAGCGGTAAGCGCGTACTGTCGAATAGCGTTTTCAATAATCGATGTCACTTGATGACTCGATAAATCACGCACCTGGTTCTGAGCCTGGACAACATCCGTATTCTGATAAGCAGAGCTCTGTCCTGGAGAGCCAATACCAGTAACACCCATCGTTGAGAGGATGTTGCTGTCTATATACTGCATAACGCTATTGAATTGTTCAAGCGTTGAGTTAGACAGTTCCATAATCTTAATATCAGCGTTAGGGTCAACCGACTCCCACTGCGCGCCACGGCGGAGTGGGGTAGCAGAGGTAAACAAACCACGCTTAAATACAGGCGCATCAGCATTAAGAAGCTGCATCTTAGCCGTTGACTGGAGGTAGATGTTGCCATACGTAGCCATCGGTGACGCGAGCCGCGTACGGCTTATACCAAACGGAGAAAGTGGATCTGGATCAATAACAAGGAATGAGAGGCGGGGATAGCCGAACTTCGACTTACTCTTGATAGACATAAGTGGTTCAGCACCATCTTCTTGCTGCGGAGAATAAACTTTAATCTCATAATATGGTCCGACACCATAGCGGGTAATGATGTCAAACTGATCTTCTGAACCAAGACCCACATTCTGACGAGGAGAGGAGGTAAAGGTACTGTAGTCGAATGGCTGAGGCCCGGCATTATATACTTTCTGAAGCTCTTCAACATTCCATAAAGTCTTCTTATTAGCTTTAGCAGCATCCAAAAGATCCTTAAAAGCACCCTTAGTCACTCGTGTACGTACGTGGTAGAAACGGCTATTAGATCCATCGAAGATGCCGCGTTCGATAACGAAGTCATTATAATGGATCGTCTCAAGCATAGTTGAAAACTGGTTGAATATCTTACCAACGTTCGCCCTAAGAACAGAAAACCCAGTGGTAAGGGCGTTCTGTGCAGCCATTTGCATAGTTGAAAGAATACCCGCACCAAAAGTATCTTCGTTGAATACAACAGACCGCAGCAAATATGTACCCACAATGGCATCTACAGATAACTTCGTACCATTGATCTGACAAGACAGCACAGGAACATCTTGGACCGAGTTTCGCGGAATCTGACGCGTAGCATTCATCAAAGTCGTCGTGCCAACTTGCGGTGCACCTTTTTGATTAGAGGTAGACACGCCATCAGCTAGATTCAAAAGGGTTGGGAAATCGCGAGTAAAGTTATCAACCCAAGCCTTGCCTAAGCCCCACTCATCTCTTATATCTTTCATATTCATGTTGTTATATTACCATATCCTTTATCTTATATCAGCAGATATTCCCAAAGGCTGACCCTGGAAGGAAACAGACCTGAAGATTAGTCCTGAGTTATCTAAATTTATCGCCACTGTCGCCTGCAGCTCATTAGTAACAACGTTATTAAGCGATATTCGATATCGCTGATCCTGTTTTTGTGGCGTCTGTGCATCGCTAAGCGGGGCTATCTCACCCCAACGGAGAACCGTTGTTGGTAAATTCTGATTAAATTGATACGCCGTATCAGACCACCCGCCATCAGACGACTTCTTATACGTACCGTTAGACACCGTTTTTGTCTTACTCTTCATCTTACCCGACTGACGATCGCGCCACCGCACGACAAGATCGGCTGTACCAACAAAATCCCTCAGATAGAACACTGCCTGTACAACTGCGTAATACCCATCATGTGCAGCATTAGCACCAACAAGCGCTGTCGTAATCTCTACAGAGAAGGGCTCTGTCGTTCCTTCGGCCGTATCATCTTGTGCTACATATGACTCTTGCAACTTGAAGAAGTGGTTGTCGCGCACAACATAGACAAATCCCGCGCTACCTAGCGGCGACACAACCCCTATCCACTGAGATCGTATGTCAAACGCATACCAACATTCAGCCCCCTTACGCGTAACATCATAGACAAGAATCTCATTGTTATAGTTGAAACCTCGGGCCGGAATGCTAAACATTACCTTATTGGCCCATGCAGTTCCGACAATCTGGTTAAGGAGCTCAGTCTTAATAGTGCTGACCTCATCAATCACCGGATCAGAAATACGGGAGGCAGACAAAACATTCTGAAGACTCGCCTGAGTGTCTAACTTCAGGATGCCGTCAGTAGTAGGAAGAGCTAAGAGCCCCCGGTAGTTAACAACAGCGTATGGTGAAGATACGCCAGCCGCACCATAATTCTGTTCAGTAGATCCCCAAACCGTTGCCGAAAACGTCCCAAGCGACACAGTACTCTGTTCGATGATGGATTGTTTCGATAGTCCCTCAGTGTTAGAGAACAACACGGTAATGCTAGGCACCCCTTGACCGCTGCGGAAACCGATGACGCTCATCGGATAGAAATTCGTCCCCTGGTTAAGAACTAACCGATAACCACCATTGCTCTCATTGAACTCAAGCGCGTGCTCATTATCTCCACCGATAAGGACAGCGTATTCATCATCTGTAATACCGAATAGAAACGGACGCCCCTCGATCTCAATGCCGTACTTCGCTTTTGGGCCAACTGTGGTATTCGTATCTGGAGCAGTTCCCGCGTTAGTTAGCTGCGTAATGCTGCCGTTATCAGTAAACGTGGTCGCGTTTATATCAAGACCTAAAGCAATAGGAAGCATGTCGGATAGCTGAATAGTCCCACCTGCGGGCGCTGTCGCAAGGTATACATTCCAACTGAGCGCGCCTGCAGGACGGGTATTAGGGTCAGTGATCGTTACACCTTGACTTCCGTCAGCCGCCCATTGCTCGCGAATCTTACTCACGCCCTGCGTTAGAATAGGGCTAGATTCAGTCTTGCCAGCGACACTGTTATATGAGATACAGTAGTACACTTTATAAGGACTAGATGTTAATCCGCCAACCAAGGCCCCGGTAGGTGCCGATGCCGGATCGTCAACATGGTCGAAATGCACAACCTCCATGTTCGACAGATCAACGTAGCCAAGGTTATCTTCGCCGTTAAGAATAAGCACTTTGTCGAGCACGCGTATAAATGTCGTTACGACACCATCGCTAGTATCAACCGTGTTGTCACCACCACAATCGGTCCACGAAGTGTCGCCCTCAACTATATACTTTATCTTACTGTCATCAGCGATGATCTGATAAACAACGCCACCATATAGGGCAGAGAATACCTGATAGACAGTGCCTACCGCGTCAGGCAACCACCGACGAAGCGCCATTCTATAGGTTGCCAGACCTTGCGGTGTAACCATGGCATTCCGTCCAACCGAAAATGAATTTGCCCGTATATTACCCTCGCCGCGTTGATCTAAGCCCCCATCGAGGCTTGTAATATCAATCGAGCTGATCTTAGCTTGAGGTATTTTACCGAGCTGTTCAACCATACTAGAACCCTACGCCTCCAACCCAGCCGAAGTTCTCCCGGTCAGCATTGTCTGCATCTGCCGAAGCATTATTCTCAGCAACACACTTCTGGAGCAGAGAGGTATATTTCGTTGTAAAGCTAGGGGTTAGACCACCTTGAACAATATCTGGAAGAATCTGGTTCTTCAATACCCCTAAGATAACAAGTTGTCGTATATCGAGGTTTTCGTCCAGGATGTCGAGCAAGTCGACGTCACTATGCGATAACCTAGGTATCCATGAGATCGTATCGGCAACGATGTTACCACCGACTTCCGTGTCCTCTAGCGGACGCGAGAATATAATATTCCGCCGAACAACTGTTGCCCTGCTCCGAACGTCCTGGTCAGTAGGATCAACAGTCTGATTAGGACTCACCAACTTGAATGTAGACACAACAGTCCCGTCCTGCCTAATTGTCAGATCTCTAAATGGACTTATAACAAGTTTACGAATTGTATCAGGAATCCTGTACGATATCGTCGTCCCTACTGATACAGTCCCAAGACTTGTGTCGTCGTTAGTTCGGACAAAATTCCAATCGGCCTCTTTCTCGAGCTCGGGCAAAAACTGATTTACCCACCTAATTGTTTCGTTCTGAAACTGAACAAGGTCAGTCCCAACCGCATCATTCTCCTGGTTGTGCCGGGCCATGTAGATGTCCTGGGCAAGCTCTGTAATACGATTGTCATTCATGTCTGTATTATACCTGTCTGCCGCGTTTTGCGCTAATGGTTCTTCCCCTAGGAACGGCGACGCTAGGAGGAGCTTTTAAATCGGCAATCGGCTTGTAAAGTGGCACTGCTTCAGCATAACTCTTAGACCCCGAGCCACCTGATTTAGACCCGATAAGTGATGCTGGTAGTGAAGCGAAAGCGAAGTTTTTACTACCCCGCCCACCTTTAGACCCCTTGCCGCCCTTACCTGAGTTAAGGTTATACTTCGGCTTATCGGTAAATTTATTGCCCGAAACACCCGCTTTAGTGCGAGCCTGGTCATAGTCGTATAACTTAGTAGCCAGTTCTGGATCATAGTCATCTTCATTAGGGTCAAGCATATCTTTGAAGTCAGACTTGCTAATCTGGTCATACAATGACTTAAGGGTAGAATCAGCGCCAAATTCTTTGTTCACTTTAGCTTCAATCGCTTTATATTTAAGACCAGATTTTTCCTGAAGATTATCGTCTTCACTCGTGAGTGTCTTATTGGCCTTAGAATTATCGTAAGCAGCTTGGTAGTAACTAGCTGCATTATTATTATCATCTAACCACTTATCGCGCTGATCATCGTTCTGGAGCTCATACTGAATAAGCGAGGCACGTTTCGTCTCATCAAGAGAACTGTTGATATCATTAGTCTTACTCCCCGCCAGTGTTTCCTTCAAATACTCAGCCCTGGTTTTATCATCGGAACCCTTATATAAATCACTACTAATAAGTGACTCCGCATCATTCTGAGAATTAGTATTCTCAACATCCTTAGAGGGCATTACCTCGAACTTAAGCGCGGCGAGACGATCTATTTCTGACATGACGCTATCCTGGCGATTATCGGATGAGGTCTGACCACCACTCTGACCGCCAGACACCCCTGGGAGTAAGTTAGCAGGTGTGCCTTGGCTAATGGGATTGCCAAGCGAATCAACTTTATCAGGTAATCCTTCACGAACCCCCGGCAACCTAGCCCTTAGAGCATTCAAAGCATTCCCACTTCCATCTGGCGCAGCCTCGCCCTTCACCATATCTTCCGCTTTACCAGCCGTATTCAATAAGCTCGAGGTCGGTATGAAGGCTGATGTTACTCCAGCAAGCCATCTATTTAAATCCTTACCGGCAAGATCAAATTTACCGCTAAGCAGGTTGCCTGCTGTAGATAAAACATCTCCAACCGAATCAGCTCCATAATTAGCGAGAAACTGTTTCGTCACCTCACCGACCGTCCCAGGTATGTCTTCAGGCTTACCGCGACCAATCGCCGCACCAATCATAAGCGGGAAGGCGAGCGGACCAGCATAACGCCCAATATCGACATATTGATCGCCAACCTTAAGCGAGAACGGTTGAATCTTGTCCTTCTCCCAACGAGCCCTCTCGTTAGGATCACTCGGGTAGGCTCCCGTTGTCATGCCAGACGCACCAAGCATAAATCCAAGCGCCCCAAGAGAACCTCCGTTTTGAGCTGACCTAAGACCCTGTTGAACAAGCAGCGCCTTTTTAAGCGCCTCGGCCTCATTTCTAGGACTAATCCTGGACGCCTTAATGAAATCTCCAACACCTAGCGTTGCGTTATCGAAACCGCGCACACCAAGGCGGAAAAGTAGACGAGGAAATCCTATAATAGGTATCGTCAACCCATCTGATATGCTTTCCCTCACATTACGAGATATGCCCGGCACTTTGACAAGAGCGTTGTTGATACTCTTCGCAACATCAAACTTAAACGCTTTCGTTGAAGCGTTACCAGAGGTCGGAAGTCCAGTAAAGGTGTTCCTCGCTTCAAACAGGCTATTGTGTACACGGTTCCATTCTTTAGTACCGATCGAATTATTCACATAATCGGCAATACCTTTAGTATCAGTAATACCTTCAGACTGGGCCTTTGATACAAAGTACGACACCGTATCTTTAGCGGCGATCCTATAGCGGGAACCCGCTTCGGTAATTCTAGTACCTGCCAAGCGATACCCGCCAGCGATCTTCGACAGAATACCCTTGTTCTCAGTTTGACGATCAACAATCGATCCCGTAATCCTAGCGTTATTCTTGGACTTATTTAGAGCCGGGTTTTTCTTAACTTCGTTCCAAACCTTGTTCGCTATCCTAGCTCCCGAGAAGACATCGCGACCTGTTGATTTCTTAAATGACCTGTTGGCACCAACGCGCGCCAGACCAGTCGTCTTATCGTTGACAGCTTGAACACCTTTGTTCACCTGGTCGGCGACACGCCCAACACCAAGTAGCAAGTTCGTCCTAGTACCAGACTGCAGGTAGTATGTCTGATTACGAACATCAGTAAGATGTGACTCAAGTTGTGTAATCCTTTGACTCTTGTCTTCAGGGGTTAAATCAGGAGAATTGCGGATATTTTCAATCTCAGCATCGGTTTTTCGCTCTAGCGTCATGTAATCGTTGACTTGCTTTTCGATTCGCGCGTCATTCGCGTCCTGTTCAGCCTTTGAAGCCATCGATAAAGCCTCATCACTATCATCTCCACTAGAAACACGCTTTCGTGCATCAGATTGGGCCTTCTCAGCGTCAATCAACTTCTGGTTAGACTGACGAGCACTAGCGATTTCCTCGTCGCTTGCCCGGAGGCCAGTATTTGCGCCATTACTATCCGTCTCGAGAAGATCGATAAACTCCTTATCGCGCCGAGACAACTTCACTTTTCCAACTAACTCTGGTGTAACGTCATCAAGCAGGGACCCTGTTGCAAGATAATTCTTGAGTGCCTGCTCAGACCCCTTCTCAACATCTTCATCGCTCAGCTTATTGCCACGAGTCTTCGTGAAACCAAAGTCCTGACCTTCAATATCGCTAATGCTACGAACACCACCTAGTTCGTCGAACTTAGTCGTTGGAAGGTAGTCATTAATTATTCCCATATCAGCATCAGTAAGACCCAGGTCATTCATCCTGGTAAGAATTTTATTCAATTTAGGCTGAACCGTCTGCGCGACACGACGCTCCGCCGGTGTCAGTGCGGTCACTGTGCCGTCTTTTCGGTTGTTATTGTATAGTTTCCGAACAACCTGGGCATACGAACTACCTTCAGATTCGAGCGCCTTGTTGGCAGCCATTATGAGATTATCTGCAGCAGTATTAGCCTGTTGAACCCTTGGATCAACACCATCGACTAATGCTGGTGATGGCCTAGTAGCCGCCGGAGCTTCTAGTACAGTCGGTGTCACAGCCTGAGGTGTTGGCGCAGCAGTCTGATTACGACTAGTAATGGCGGGTGACTTTACACCCCTAATAACAGGAGTGGTCGGAGAAACTGTCTGACTCGTCGCCTGAACCTCAGGAACGCCGCCAATCTTAGATCGAAGTTGACCAGCAGCACCTGCACCGCCCGGAATAAGACCACCGAATAAAGCAGCCGGACCGAATCCCTGAACTGCACTCAAGGCAACGTCAGGTGCGGAGGCATTCTGCTGCATGGCCTGAGTCGCTCCGCTCGCCGCGCCGAAACCACCACCGATACCAGCACCCTTCAGCACATTCGGCAATATCGCGTTGGCACCGCTTGTCGCCGCCTCTTTACCGGCAACGAATAAACGCTCGGCCGGGATAAAACTAAGCGCATTGAGAAGCGAGGTACCGAGATCTCCGGCGAGTGCCTCAGTATTACCACTATCTGCATCACGCTCCAGCTTATCGACAGCCTCACTACCCGCAGTAAATAAACGACCAGTCGAGGGATCATATGTCTCTTTTTGAAGGTTTCTAACAAAATTCTCACGACCTTTGTCTGAGTAGAGATTGGCATCACCAAAGGGAATCAATGAACCAATTAGTGTCCCAGCTAGCGACCCAATATCATTGACGCCACCGTAAAACGTCTTAGCATAATTCTCAACAGGAGACGGTTTTTTCTCAGGAATTGGGCCTTCCTGAGGGATAGGACGATTAGCTCTCGCTGCAGCAACAACCTCAGGTGCAAATGGTGCACCAGCACCACCCTTTTTAATTGCCTCATTCGCTTGGGCAATAGCCTCATCCTCAGACGGCTGATTCATCTTAACGCCGCCTAGTTTCGGTGGCTGATTACCCTGGCCCATCGGAGTGATTCTCAGAGGCTCAGGTAATTGAACCGTGGCAGGCGAATTTTGTTGAGGTTGCGGAATAAGCGACTGCTGTTGCGGTCGCTGAATAGTCGGCTGAGGTTGTTCATCCTGCCGCTTTTTCTTCTGGCCGCCACCAAAAAGCAGATTACCCAGGTAGCCTAGAAAACCGCCAATATCCACTTAAGCGACTCCAGGTAGCGTATCTTTTTTCTTCTGTCCAGGGAAGACAGGGGAGTTAATCGCGGTAGCGTCTGATCCGCTCGTATTTACATTCAGATTCTGTGTCCCAGCAAGATATGTCTTCAGTGCTTCAGGAGAGAATAGACTAGAGGCCTTCGCGTACGGGGCTACCGTGGCTTTCGTTGTTGCTGCGATAGGTGCGGATAGAGAAGCGGCTTTGGACGCGTAAACATTACCTTGTGCATCATCTGGTCCATATAGCTGAGCTAATTGCTGATAAATACTCTGCCTGGAAGACAGCACGTCAGCCTTATTGTTCTGAATACTATTCTTCAGAATCGCATCTGCATCCTCGCGGCGCTGTCTACCGGCCTGCTCTGTCTGCGCCCAGTTCTGGTTAAGGGCGGTCGCGTTAGTGTCAAATGTGTCGCGCGCTGCGCCAGTATCTTGGTTAGCCGCAAGACCGACGAGTTTAGAGATTATATTCAGTCCCGAACCTCCAAGTGCACCAAGGCTAGACAAAAGACCGCGAAGCCCTGTCGCACCATTGGCTGCATTAAGAAGAGCCGCCTGATTATTCGACGTCAGACTTTTCTCGTTCTGCTGGGTATTCTCATCATAAGCACGTTTGTCTAGTGCATCAGCTGCATCATAGCCTTGAATAGCGCGATTATATTCAGACTGAGAAGCAGTGTTCTTATTACCGAGAATCTCATCTAATGTAGCGAGAGAAGCTAGCAGTGGAGAAGTTTGAGCCGCAGTTGGACCTGTAGGAGCTGCGCTAACACCACCATAATCAGGTAGTGTTTGAGACGGCTGTTGCTGAGGCGCACGTGGAGGGTTTGGATCAGCAATTTGCGAATACGAAGCTCCGCCAAAACTCTTATCCCCAGGCGCAATAACGCCACCGCCGCTACCACGATCTTTCACACCTAGAATAGGATCCTTTGTGTAAATATTACCATTCGCACCAATCCAATAAACACCAAGCGCCATTATTTCTTCCCCAATTTCTTATTCGCCATGCTATTAATCCTATCAAGCTGTTCTAAAGACAGACTTCCCTTGTTATACTGCTGTTTCGCGCGCGATTTCGCGTTAGCAGCATGGGATTTATCATTCATAGGGTATTTTCGCTGTGATGGCATCCCAAAAGAGCTTTTCGGCAAGCTGTTTCTTTTTTTGGTTGATAATTTCGCCATTCCTAAGCTCCCTAATTTATGATATAAGCATACCACGAACATAAGGACGATGGCTAGATGATTTGAGTCAGTTCCGCCTTAATAATTTCCCAGTTTTCCGGGTAAACAGCACGGGCATAGTACATGCCATCCAACTTGCTAATGGTTTGTTTCTGAAGAGGCCTGAATTTAGACCGTTTCGATGCTTTTATCTCTAGTGCGGCCCACCCGCCGCCCGGTATGAGTGCAAGTACATCAGTCATACCATCAGGAACGCCTGGGACGGCGGACAATATGAGCACGAAACACCCTTTTTGGCGTAACCACTTCACAATTTTAGATTGAAAATTAGATTCTGACATGACGAAACCTCCTTCGTTCCCTTTTATCAAATTTCTTATGAGCTATATCCCCCATTGTATTACCGACGTGCCACGAGTGGCAGTAAGGACAATTATACGGTCCTGATTTAGCTTTATCCCTAAATTTATTTAACTTCTTTGATGCTTTATTCGCCTGCCAATACGTTGCGTACTGTTTCTTACCCTCACACGAGATCGAATTCCTACCAGTCATTATGCTTCTCAGTTCTCGAGTCAATAACGATATCACCGATTGTTTCCTTGACCCTTTCAACGATGCGCTGTGTCATCTCAAACTGCGAGTCAATAACTGCTTTCTTACTAACTAGCTCGACCAATGCCGCAAGGTCGTTCACGATAGGCTTAAGATGCTGGTAATTCTTCATGTCCTCCTCATGTTCAACAAATAACAAATACTCTATGTCATTAACAATCTCAGCGTTTGTTGGCATTATTCCTCTCCTCTAACCGCGCTACCCACGCGTTAGTTGTGTTATCAGCAGCAATTTGATAGACTCCATTCTCATTCTTAACAGCACCAGCAGGGGCAATTTCCGAATAATTGTAGATGAACACATCATCGCCAAGCATCTTAAACTTATCAGCGACCTTTCCATCTATTTGGTCGAATACCTCGAACACCGCCGCGACGCGACCGTCGTGGACCAATTTCATAAGTCCAGCGACAATAACCGACTTCACCCTCGGGTTGCCGTATTCTAAATTGTCTACATCCACCTGGTCCTTAGCTAGTAAGATGTCTGAAACGATAGTCTTAGGCGAATTCAACATCCTATCGAGCACCGCGCGCAAGCTCCCAGTCGGCAACTCCTCTTCGGTGGCTCGCTGCTCTTCAACATCGGCGGGCGAGCCTGTAACAAATACATCTCTAGGCCCATCAGACAAAGTAACCTCTTTACCGGAAAACTCTTCATCAACATCGATTATCGCCGGATCGTCGGCCGTTTTCGTCGCCCGTGGATAAAGTGTGTAAAACTTCGGGTATTCCACCTCGATCTCGGTTGCAATCTTACCGTCAATACGGTCAAGCGCTACCTGTATGGATCGTAAGTTGCCTTTGCTCGCGGCGCGCGCAATGGAGGTGACGATTGAATCAAAGTTAGTGGCGTCTTCGCTGCGCTCCAAGTCAACTAGCTCACTCCATCTAAGCTCAATTAATTCACGGAAACTATCTGTTAGTCGTCCACTCATGCCTCTACCTCATCCCAGTGAAATTCATTAATATGTCTCGTTAACGCTGACTTCGAATATAGCACCAACCAACAATACGGGCATGGATGCGGCTTATGATCCCTACCAGTCATTGCTCATCCTCTCGTTTACTGGTTTGGGTGCAGGAAGAGGATCACCTTCCGACACAACACCATAACCATTATCGAGCCACACGAAATCGCCACTAGGAGCATCACTAAACACATACCTATGACTCGTCTTACCATTAACCCGTAGTGATCTGCGGTCAGGATTAACCATCTGCGTCACTGTCCGCTTCAGTGTCGTAATACCGATGGCAGTAAAGCCTCTATTAGAACACCAGTTCTCATAATTAATCTTCAAAACCCCATAATTACTAAACCCAACCACGCCAGATTGAACTAGTGAATTAATAAACGCCTCAGCTGAATTAACCTCACTGTCATACGCCTCCTTAGCCCTGACAGTCGTATCCGACCAATTATACCTATAATGATTATCCCTGATCTCCCTCGCCGCATCTAAGACAAGTGTCAAAAAACCCCCCAAAAAATCATCAGTAAAAGTCCTATCATCAAATGTCGGATCATCCTTGAAATGAGCTTTAAAGGGGATAACAAGCGTGCGACGGCGCGCACCCAAGGTCTTATCGCTGAATACAGGCACGTTGTTGGCATTAAATATATTGTGGAAGTTAGTATCGATAGTCACTAGCTCCTGAGTGTAGAGCTGTCTGACAGAGAAAGACTCGTGAGTACCAACTGCCTTATACGCAGACGTATCATCCACCCGACCCTCGCTAGCCTCTAAGACGACATTACCGAGAACCCCGCGCAGCGCGAGCGCTGCCTTACCGTCCTCAAGCCCGGCCGTCGTCAAACTGGCGAGATAACGGCGTCCAATGATCTTATACACGGCATTAATAAGGCTAGACTTGCCGTTTGCTCCATCTCCAACAAACCATATGATGCCTGACGGCTTCTTATACATAACCAGTGGAGCAATAGCTCGCAAGTAATCACGAGCCAGCCCCTCATCCCCGCACGCCAACTCGTTCAGAAATCGCGTTGGTGCCTCGGTGTGATCGTTGGGTTCAATCGAAGAAGAATACACCCACTCAAGCTGATCCTCGATCCAGTCAAGTTTCTCCATATCCCATACTCTACGTCCGAATGATATGTACTTGTCATTATGTGACCAATCGGAAGCGAGCGTCTTAACCGTCCCCGCAAAGTCATTAATCATGTTCTCACTAAGCAATCCTTCAACGGTGGATTGCACTAGCCGCCCAAAGATTGTCCGATCAAACGGGATAAACCCATTAGTGCCGGGACCGCTCATAAGAGTAGACCCCTTAAATGACACGAACCTATACCCGCTTTCATTCATAACCGTATTAACGCGCTGTAACTTTACACCCTCCGCTTTATTCATATGCCTAATACGCCCTCGCTCGCCTAAGTTCGTACTCTTTCGGTTCCCAATTAGGCAACTTCGCGAAATACCCACCAATGTCGCATATCTTCGCCGCAATAAGACACTTGGCGAACTGGTTCGGGTCGAGCCATGCGTCGGTCGTGGCGTCGTGCTCAACATAAGAGAGATACTGCTTATATAAGTCGATCACGTCAATGAACTCGCCCGCAGAGTATGTCGTGTTGGTCGGGTAAGCGTCAGCCCACCATTCCTCCACGCGCGCCATTATCTGCGGGTTTTTGTAGGGTGCCAGTTTGTTCGTCATATACCAATCATACATTACATATATGAAATGTGGAAGACACGAGATGTGGTGGGTGTGGATAACTTTTAACGCTAACTTGCAGTTTTGATTGAAGGTAAGTGAGTCGTCCGCACTGTTGTATGCCAGTATCAACGTCTGCGGGCTAGTTACGTCTGGCGGTCTTCCGACGGGCAGGGGCCGCAGAGCCCCATCCTGCGAACGACGCATCTACCTTCAAGTGTTATGGACAGGGAAGAGCGGATGGGTCCAACGCCATACTTCAGCCGTGCATACCCGTTAGAACATTGCCTCTAACCGCGTGCGACCAGGTGTATACCGTGCCGTTGCTTGCCGCTCATCGCTGCCCATAAACGTAGGCTGCGAACTGCTTGTTAAATTCCATCGCCGATAGTATTACTCATACATCCATTCTAACACCAAATGTCTGCAAAGTAACGACCAAGTAAGCTAGACGCTGCGCTATACCTCTCGCGCACGGCAGGGGTGTCGGTGTGTTCGGGTGTGTCGTGTAAGATAAACTCCATCATCCAAATCAGCTCCTCTACAATACCCCGCCACTCTTCCGCCGTAACACCTATCGGATGTGCAATGTCGTGCTCTTTCATATGACGTAGCCCTATAAGCAAAACGCTAGCAGCGGCGTAGTACGCGCCGCTCTCAACTTCTTCACGGGTAAACGAAATGTCGTTGTTCATATGTACAGTATATCATACTATTTGTTGTACTTTGTCAAGTGCATGAATTTTTTGAGGGGAAGGGGGTGGGGGACGTAAAAAGGCCACCCCGCGCCCCCAAACTTGACGCCCCCCCTAACTCATGTTCCTGCTATGTGTGTATGTGTGTGTATGGTTGGGGCGTCGCGTCGACGCAACAACACACACCAATCCAACCACATAAACATACGACACCATACATTTGACAATATAACCATTATACACCCATTTTGGGGTGTACCAAAATCCCACTTGTTTTCTCCATTGTGCGATATAATTACATATATGGAAAGTTATCACAGAAAGAAAAAAGTAAGTGGGATTTTCCAGATACAGGGGTAGTGGGGGGGGGTGGAAGTGGCACACCCACCACCCCAACCCTTGACAAAATAGATTAAAGTGAAATAAATACAGAAATGTACCATTTTGTCCCACTTACGGGGTTGTAAATACTGCAACAATAATATGCTAAAACCTATTGCACTAAATCAATACATCATATATACTGATAGTAGGTAAAGGCAGGGAAGCAACCGACACGACAGGCCCGACAACACCGCGACCGACCGCTGCAACCGCTTCCCTGCCCACCGCGCACCCACCTTTAAAACACATTCACACCATTTTGTACAGTTGCATGGGACAAGCAAGCTGCTACGATGCGTTACCCGACCACGCTCACCTACACGCCGAGCGGGGAGATCAGCGCGGGCTATGCCGTTTGGTTGTCACACACTGGCAGGCACTTATTACTAGTAACGGGTTCGGGACTGTTCTCGTTACTGGTTCCAGCCACATATCACCGCGCCTGCCAGTGCCCATGCGACTGCACAACAGTCGGTATAACAATTACAGGCCATAGAGCCAGATAAGGACGGAATTACCCGTATGCAAATGACACAAGAAGAAGCGATCGAGGTATTGCTGAATACTAAGACGCGTGAGGCTATTACCGACGCTATCAACCAGTACGGGGACACTATAGATTGGTTGAACTACAGTACACGCGAAATACTCGAAGAAGTAGCTCGCTCAGACCGTGAGGCTGGTGAGGTGAACGATGGAATATTAGCTAGTATCTACGAAGAGTTGGTGTAATGTCGATGACCAAAAAAGACTACGAATTAGTGGCAAGCACTATCCGCTCAGAATATGAGGCATGGAAAGCAAATGCCGGTCCGGTATATGGTCAAGAGGCATTAGGCCAAACCAAGCACCTCGCCGAACGTCTTGCAAACCGTTTTGAATTGTCCAACCCTAAATTTGACCGCAAAAAGTTTTTGACCAGTTGTGGTGTATCATTAGAACATGAGAATAATCCCAACCTGTCACCCCGAAAAGAAACATAATGCGCGTGGACTATGTAGTTACTGCTATAAAAAGTGGCTGTACGCGAATAGCGACAAGGCGAGGCGTAGCGCTATCAGGTCATCTCAACGTAGCTACAAAAAGAACAGAGATGAAGTCCTTATGAAACAGCGCGAACGATACGCGAATAATAGCAACAGCGCATCCAACGCCTACGCCTATAGGATCGCCCGGAAGTTTGGTATAACCTACCAAGATTATATGGATATGCTAGAGAAGCAAAATAATAAATGCGCTATATGCGAAACAGATATGAGTATAAAGAAGCTAGTAATTGACCACGACCATAAGACCGGAAAAATAAGAGGTTTGCTATGTAACCCATGCAATACTGCTATAGGTTCACTAGGTGATAGCTTGAAAAATATTAATAATGCCGCCAAATTCCTCAAGGCGTGCGGAGTGACGGAATAATGGAAACCACGACCGAAAAGCCAAAATATGAGGCATTTGAGAAATCAGTCGATTTTAAGAGTAAAAGCGTTCATATCTCTGTCGACATCACATTCAGTAATGAGGGACGGCTGTCGTTAAGCGGTAGCGTCTACAAACCAAACCAATTTGGCACGTTCCGCAATGTGTCGGCCGGGCAAGTCCAAGACCAGTTAATCGCCGATTTTCCAAAGAATAAGAAAGCGGTTTGCCTTTATCAGATATGGGAGCGCTGGCACTTAAACGACATGCGCGCCGGGTGTGAACATCAACGCGCTGACTGGCACCCGGAGGAGAAAATCACACTGTATAAATTTGTGATGAATTACGACACGCTGAAACTGCAAATGGAGCTAGAGAAAAAGG